CCAGACGATATGTTTCACCCCCCAGCCCAGACTTACCGGGTCGGTCCGAAGGGACGATTCACCACGCAGACCAGTGAGGGCCCGAAGCAAGTTCGTGGAATGTCCGTCACGCTGATGCACCCGGTGTACGCGGCTCATGAACGGTGGTTCGCCTTTGCCATGCCCGTCAGTGCGACGCACTGCCGGACGTGGTGCTTCGTTCATGAGGCCACAGGATTCGCCGCCGGGAAGGCGTATTCACTGCGGGGCTGCATCCACAGCGGGCTGTCTAGGCTCCTTCACGTGGACGCCGTGGCTTTCGAGAGGTCCATCAGCAAGGCGCGGAGAATGATCGCGAAGGCAGGTTGACCGCTATTTGCGGGTCTATACGCTGACGGCGTATGGGCAAGCGCGTTCCCCAGCGGGAGAAGAACCGTTTCGCCGCCGACATGAAGGCGTGGCGTGAACGCATGAAACTGACCCAGGCCGAGGCCGCCGAACACCTTGGCGTTCCCTCTGTCCGCACTCTCCAGAACTGGGAAGTTGGCCGAACGATGCCCTCGGGACTTGCCCTGAACCTACTCCGTCGGATCATGAAGTAACATCGTGCTACGGTTGACGTGCCCGCTCTCACAGAGCGCATGTCATCGGCACCCGATAACGCATCAGGCCGTCCAGATTCGCTGTCCGCAGAACACGCAGAGGCAATCCTCAAGGCGAACTACCGAAACCTCGTAAAGAAGGTCCAGGCTGGGCGCACTCTGTCCGCCGGCGAGGTGAATCTCCTTCAGGCGATTCAGGCAGGGGGGCGTGCGGAGTCGAAGAACTTCGCCAAGACGCAGGCAGAACTTGCCGAGACCCTTGGTGTTTCCCGAAAGACGATCCAACGGGCCATGAAGCTCGAAGGGCGTCCAACACCTCGCCCTGATGGACGGCTGGAGGTCGCTGCATGGCGGTCGTTCCTCCAGGGCACAGGCGCCATCGAGGACGACAATCTGAGTGCGACCGAACTTAAGGCCCGCCACCTCCTGCTCCAGAACCAAAAGCTCGAACTCAGCCTCGCTGTGATGCGCCGGGATTATCTGCCAGCGACGGACGTTGAGCGATGGGGGGCGGAGATCGGAGCGGCGGTTCGCAAGGTCGTTGGGCAGATCCACCTGGCTGCACCTTCTGTGGTCGGGGTGTCCGTACCCGAGGCTGAGGCCAGGCTGAAGGAGATCGAGGACGAGATCCTTGAGCAGTTGCACACCCTTCCTGAACGCCTGGAGCGCGCACGCAATGAACCCGCTGCATAGAGGCTTCGCAGCCGCCGTCCGGCCATCCGACCGCCGTCCACCGTGGAAATGGTGCGAGGACAACATCGTTGTCGACAACACCTCGCCGATGCCAGGCCGATGGAGGTCCGACTCCTCGCCGTGGGTGAGGGAGTTGATGGAGGTGTTTTCGGACAATCGGGTGAGCGACATCGCTGTCCAGTGCTCGGCGCAGTCGTCGAAGACCCAGACGGTGATGAACCTCGCCTGCTGGGCGGTGAGCGAAGATCCAGGGCCCGCCATGTGGGTTATGGCCGCCAAGGACGACGTGAAGGATTTCGTTCGGGATCGCTTCGCCCCGACCGTGAATGCCTGCGAGCCAGTCGCCCGCCAGATCATCGCCGAGGAACGCCTGGAGTTCGTATTCGCATCCTGCCCGCTCTACTTCGTCGGAGCCGGTTCGCCTTCGAAACTCCAGTCCAAGCCGATCCGATGGCTTTTCCTCGACGAGGTGCGAAATTACCCGCCCGGAGCCCTTGAGACCGTTCTGAAGCGCACTCGCGCGTTCTGGAACAGCCGTCGCCTCATCATCTCGACCGCCGACATGGAAAACGACACGGTTGATCGAGCCTACAAGGCCGGTGACCAGCGGGTATTCCACTTCCCGTGTCCTGAGTGCTCGCAGCTCCAGCCGCTACGGATGGAGCAGTTGAAGTGGGACACCAACGACCAGACGAAACCCAACGGAGTTTGGGCGTTCGATGTCCTGGCGCCGACTATCCGGTACGAGTGCGCGGCGTGCGGTCACCCGATTTGGGATGTGCCTGCGGAGCGGAAGGCCATCGCCCGGTCGGGGAGGTACGTCCGGATGAACCCCGGGGCTCCGCGTCACCGTGTGTCGTTCCATTGGAACGCCCTCCTGCCTCCATGGGTGTCGTGGCGCTCGGTCGTCGAGGAGTTCCTGGCTGCCCGCGCGGCAGCCCGAGGTGGGGACATCCAACCGATGAAGACCTTCGTGAACGAGACCCTTGGAGAACCTTGGAAGGACCAGCTCGGTGAGATCGAGGACTTCGACTTCGTCATGGGGCGGCGTGGCGAGTACGATTTCGGGGAGCCGTGGGCTGAGGAGCGCGTCCGCTTCATCTCCGCCGACCGCCAGGCGGCCGGTGGTGAGCACTATTGGTACGTCGTGAGGTCGTTCGGTCCCTTCGGTAAAAGCCGCCTCGTGACGTATGGGAAGTGCAACTCAACCCTCGAACTGGAGGCTCTCCGCGTCAGCCACAAGGTGCCGACTGGGAACGCGATCGTGGACTCAGGTTTCCGGGCGTCGGAGGTGTACCGGTTCTGCCAATCGACCGGTTGGAAGCCGTTCAAGGGCGACGATGCCGAGTGGTTTGCCGCGCGAGACCCGAGGACCGAGAAGGTTGTCCGCCGCCTGTGGCAGAAAACCCGGGTCGATCCTGCGTACGGCACCAGGCTGCAAGGTCGCGTCCGTCCTCTGTCACTTTACCGATGGTCCAACCCCGGCGTGAAGGACTTGCTGTTTGAGCACCTCACCGGGCTTGTGGGCGAGTGGACTATCCCTCGCGAAATCGGAAGGGATTACTTGAAGCAGATCACCGCCGAACACCGCGTGGAGGAGAGGGACACCCGGGGCCGGGTGCGCTACCGGTGGCATCAGAAGTGCCGGGACAACCATCTGCTGGACTGCGAGTTGCAGTTGATGGCCGTGGCAGCCATGACCGGGCTTGTGGTGGCAGCGCCGACGGTGAAGCCGGGTTGACGCTCCCGCTTATGTGATGGCTGCCATCACCCTTTCCACCTTCATCCAGGCGTTGCGGCTGAAGGCTGCCCGCGATGGAAAGACGCCCAAGGAGGTCGCCGAGGCGATCCTGCTCGGGCAGTTCAACTCCTCCGTCGTGAATGGGCGCACGGTGATCCAGACCAGCGAAGCTGGCGGTTCGACCCAGTTCACCCTGCCATCCGGACTGACGCCTGCGGATGTGATGGAGCTGGCCGCCGAGGTCATCCGCCGAAACGTGACCGCTGACTCCGCCTTGCCGCAGCGTGTCCACCGGCTGCGCGTTTGCTTCGACCGGGCAACCCTCTGATTTGACCACATGATCCGTCCGTTTCTCCGCCGTCTGCTCCTTGGGCCTGACCCGAACCCTAGGTCCATGCCAGTCCGCCAGGGTGCCAAGGCCCGGAGCCGTGGCGGTGGCGAACAGGCCCAGGCCTCTGCTGGCGGTTACTTCGAGGCGTTGAGGGCATCGAGCGACCGCACTCCGATGACCCCGGCCACGCTGTCCTCGCGAATCCGGGCGGGGACTCAGGTGCTCGACTACGACCGGGTCCGGCTCGCTGGGTTGTCCCGCGCTCTGTACGACAACGGAGGATTCGTCGGGTATGCCGTCAACCAGATCGCCCTCTACTCGGCGCCGGTTCTGCCCCAGGCTGCCTCCGACGATGACGGATGGAACAAGATGGCCGAAATGTGGTTCGCGGAGTGGAGCAAGCGCGCGGACTTCATCGGTAGGACCGAGTTTGACCTGTGCGCACTCCAGATCGCCATCTGCCAGGCGATCGACCTGGACGGCGACATTGGCATCATGATGACCGGTGCCGGTGGCTTCCCGCAGGTGCAGCTCGTCGATGGGTGGAGGATCGGATCGGGCGTCCAGACCGGGGACCGCAGCGCAGTGGATGGCGTCCGACTCGACGCCCGGGGCCGAATCGTCGCATACGTTGTCGAGGAGGACGGCAAGCCGAAGGACATTCCCGCCTATCAGATGATCCTCCTGCGCGACCCCTGCATCGTCAGTCCTCTGAGGGGCTTGTCGCCCCTCCGCCGAGGCATGAACGACATCCGGGATGCCCGTGACATCCTCGGGTTCGAGAAGATCGCGGTGAAGCAGAACGCGGCATTCGTCGGCGTGCTTGAAGGCAAGTACCTTGAGGATGGGCACGGGTTCGACTTGTCCGGCGGCGCTCCGCCGTCCTCGCTTGAGACGAGCGAATCCGAGGAAGGCGAGCCAACCGAGGGTGAGAAAGCACTGTCCCGCGCCGACCTGCTCGGGGGTGACATACCGGTGCTGGAGGATGGCCGCAGCTTCAAGCGGGTGGAGTCGAACCGTCCGAACGCCCAGTTCGATTCGTTCCTCGACTCGCTGATCGCCCAGTTCGCCGCAGGCTTGGACATTCCCCCGGCGTTCTTCCTCGACCAGAAACTCACCGGGCCGAACCAGCGCAGCGTGAACGCGAAGGCGCAGCGCAAGTTCGACCAGCGCCAGGCGACGATGTGCCGCCTGATGGAGTGGATCTGGGTCCGGGTGATCGGCTGGGCTATCGACACCGGGCAGCTACCGGCTGTGGACGGGTGGTGGAGGCTGACTTTCCAGCGGCCGGCCCGAATCACGATTGACGCTGGTCGCGAGGCGCAGCAGGAGCGCGAGGATCAGGGTCGAGGTCTGCTCACCCGGCAGGACCACTTCGGAGGCCGAGGCAAGGACTGGATGAGGGAGACTGACCAGTGCTTCGCGGAGGACACCTACGTCATCGAGCGAGCCAAGACGCTGGCCGCCGAATCCGGTGTTCCCTTGACGACGATTCTTGCCAGGTACGGGTTTGAAGCGAAGCCGCCCCAGGCGGCCACACAAGGAGGATCCACCCCGCGCGCAGCCGACGCGCCTCCCGGTTGACGTTCCCGCTTCGGTGGGATGAACGACAACCACCCGCTCGCGGAAATGGCGTCGGCCGCGATCTTGCGCCGACTCCTGACGGACGTGCCAATGCTTCAGGAGGGTGCCCTGAACGCCTTCGTCCGGCGGGCTGGAATCGTCGGCGATCCGAAGCTCGCCGAACATCCCGGGTTAAAGGACTTTCGGCAACGCTTGGCGCCACAGGTCGAACGTCTCGGAGACGTGGCTGTTGTTCCCATCGTCGGCGCCCTTGCGCGGCGCCCGGACCCGTTCGAGATGGCATGGGGTGACGTGGAAGACACCGACGCCATCCGGGGCCTGGTGGAACGAGTCGGCTCCGACCCCGATGTGTCCGGCATCCTTCTCGACATCGACTCCCCGGGCGGATTCTACGGTGGTGGTCCAGAAATGGCCGACGCCGTGAAGAACGCCGCCCGCAGGAAGCCGGTAGTGGCGTACACGGGTGGCATGATGGCTTCGCTGGCATACCTAGTTGGCTCTCAGGCCAACCAGGTTGTTGCCAGCCGCAGCGCCACCGTGGGTTCGATCGGCGTATGGACGGCAATTATCGACGTGTCAAAGCTCTACGAGTCCATGGGGGTTAAGGTTGAGCTGTTCCGGAACAAGGAAGGCACATTCAAGGCGGCAGGAATGCCCGGCACCAGCCTGACCGATGAGCAACGGGCGCACATCCAGGGCAGGACCGACGCCCTGTTCGGCGAGTTCCGCAGGGCTGTTCGAGGCGCCCGGGTTGACGTGCCTGATGAGGCGATGCGCGGGCAGACGTTCTACGGCGCGGAAGCCAAGGCACAAGGGTTGATCGACCGTGTTGGTGACCGATCGTTCGCGCTCTCGGCTCTGCGATCGTTGATCCGCGAGAGAAACCGAAGTTGACGTTCCCGCTTTGGTGTACTTCAGAGCGAATCGCGCCACGCCTAACCCGTTCACCGCCATGTCCGAGAAAACCAAGCCCGCTGATCAGACCGACATCGTCGCCGCCAACGAGCGGCTTACCGCCGACCTTGCCACATCGAACAAGGAGCGGGACGAAGCGCGTGCAAGCCTGACCGCTGTATCGAAGGAACTGGATGAGGCAAAGGCGTCGCTCGCCACTGCAACCGCCGAGCGCGATCAGGCCCGCGCCGACCTGGCCAAGGTCACCAGCGAGCGCGATGTGCTCACCAAGACGGACCGGGACTTCAATGCCCGCCTGGCCGCAGAGATGGCGAAGCACGGCATCCGTGCGGACGCCCTGAGTGCCAACTCCTCGATGCCTGAGGAGCCGAAGAAGGCCATGACCGCCACCGAGCGGGTTCTCGCCGCCAAGGGCGTGAAAACCCTCGCCGAACTGAGTGCCAAGTCTGCCCAGCAAACTTGAACGTCGAGCGAACCGAACCATCCCTCAACCTCTGACTCCACTGAATCATGCCCACGAGCATCTCTGACATCTGGGTTCCGCCCGTCTGGCTCGCCTCCGTCCGCGAACAGCAGGTGAAGTTCCCCAGCCTGTTCAACTCCCCGGTCGTCGCCTCCAGCCCGCAGGCGGCTGAACTCGCCTCTGGCGCGGGTGAGACCGCCACCATCCCGTTCTGGAAGGAGATCACCGACCAGAACGATGAGATCCAGGTCGAGGACACCGAGCCGGTGACCGACAACAAGATCACCACCGGGCAGATGAAGGCCATCGCCTGCAACCGGGTAACGAAGAACTCCGCCACGGCCCTCTCCGCCGCCGTGACCGGCGAGGACCCTGTGGGCGAGATGACAGCCCAGATCGCCGCCCGCCGGTTGATGCAGCGGCAGAAGACACTCCTGTCTCTGGTGCGAGGCGCGTTCGGTTCCGGGGCGACCACGCCGGATGAGGCCGTCGGGGTTGTCCGCGACCTGCGCGTGGACCGCTTCCTTGAAGCTGGGGCCGGGGCGAATCCCGACAAGCTCATGTCCGTGGACCTGTTCATCGACGCCAAAGCGTTGATGGGTGAGATGATGGACACGCTCGGGCCGGGTTGCATCTGGCTCCACCCGAACATTGTCGCCGCCCTGGAGAAGGCCGACGTGAACGCCTTCGACAAGCAGAGCATGGGCGCGTTCACCGTGCGGACCTACCGGGGCCTGCCGCTGTTTGTTTCCGAGTCGCTTGTCCGGGCTGGGACCGCGAGCGGGTATGTGTACGACACCTACCTGTTCGCCCCTCGCACGATCGCGCTTGGCGAGAAGCCGCAGATCGCTGGGGACGTTGTCGACGTTGCCGCCCTCCAGATGGACCGGCAGCTCGGCAAGAACAACGAGGTGATCTACGACCGTACGAGGTTCGTGATGCACATGAACGGCCTGAAGTGGGTCGGAACCCCCGTTGGGCAGTCGCCCACGAACGCCGAACTCGGCACCACGACCAACTGGAACCTGGTTTTCACGACCGCCAACCGCGTCGGGGCCGTCTGCATCCGGACCAACGGGTGATCGACTACCAACCCAATCGAGGGGGCCGGGGTGATTTTGTGAAGCCCCGGCTCCCTCACGAACCTTCCGCATCCTCCCCCACCGTGAAAAACCTCTCCTCCAAGCCCAAGCTCTCGTTGGTCGACCTGTTCCTGGTGGCCGCCCTGTCTCTGGTGGCCATGTTCGTGTTCGGTCCGACTGCGTGCGCCCAGTCCGCCTCCTCGATCGCGTCCTTCGAGACGAGGACCCTTCTCGCTGGCGGGACGAACAATGTTGCCGCCTCCTCGACCGTCACCAATGGCATCGTTGGCGGAACCATCTCCGCCGGGCGCCACGACGTGATTGGGCTCTATATCTACCAGAAGCCCGCCGCAACCAACCTCACGGCCAACGTGGTGTATTCCTTCGCCAAAGCCATCTCCGCGACTGAGTGGGAATCGACCCCATCCGTGACGGTAACCATGGCCAGCAACACCAATGCGCTACCAAACGCCTCGTTCACCAAGGTCGACGTGGCCGGTGCCTCGGCACTGAAGCTCGTGAGCATCGCCAACGCGGTATCCGTCCCGATCACGAACATCACGATCAAGGCTCTGCTGAAAGCACCCGGGGCGTACCAGTTCACTCGCTGAGCGACTATCCCCCAGAGCGCAACCTTCACCAACCTCACCATGCACGAAACCGAGAAGCCCCGGATCGACAGGCAGGCACCGGCCGTGCCCCAAACTGCCGCCGTCGTGATGGCGATGGCGTCGCTGCAATCGCAGGCTGGCCGCCTGAACCGGTTGAAAGCACTGGCGCGGACGAACCAGGACGTGGCCTGGCTGATGCGGTTGGCTGATCCCAGGATCGATGTTCCTGCTGCCTCAGGGCCGCCTGTTGCCCCACCGGCCGCTGATCCCCCTGTTGAACCCACTGTCGCAAGCGAGTCTGGGACCGAGGCCGTGCCCGGTGAACTCTCTGACGACAGCGACACCGCCGCCGACTTCAACCTGCCGGCCAGTGACGATCATAGACCAGCGAAGCGTCGCCGATGACCCCGGCACAGACCGCGCGGACCGAAGGATTTCTCGCCTCTTTGGCTGAGCGCGGGATCACATTCACGTTGCCTGATGGGCAGACTGTTTGCGCCCTGGTTGAGCTGATGAAGCCCGAACAGGGCGATTTCATGATTGGCAGACCCACCGCCTCAGCCGCGCGGTTGCACGTCCTGAGATGGGCGCTCGTGGAGTTGAGAATTGGGGTCGGGACAGTGCTGACGGACGATGGCGAATGGACATACAGGGTGGCCGAAATTGAGGACTTGCCGGTCAATGTTTCCGTGATTTTGGTCTGCGAAGCAGCCCCGCCGCCGTGAAGACGACCGTCCAGGTCGATTCCAGGGAGTTCCAGGATGCAATCCGGCGTTACGTGAAGGAGACCGGTGCCACCCTGCCTGTCGTGCTACGGAAACAATCGCGGCTCCTGTTTGGCCGAATCATCCAGCGCACATATCCGAGGACCCGAGCGGAGGGACGAAGGGCGGTCGCCCGGGACATTCAGCGGGCAGTGGAGCCCATGAAGGCGAGTTCGTGGGACTCGAAGCGGATTCGAAAGCTCATCCGGGAACGGGACTACGCCGGGTTGCAGGCCGCGATGGAGGAGATGAAGCCTGTATACCGGGCGAAGGTCGTGCAGTTCGATCCAAGGCTCCACCACGAGTCGCGGGACTCCCGTGGGCGCGTTCGCCCGACCGGATTCGTGTCGCCCGATGCTGATGAGATCCGCGCGTACATCCGCAGGACGCAGGAAAACGTCGGCCGCGCCAAAGGTGGTTTCGCTGCCGCCATGGTTGCATCCGGAGGATCGCCGCCTGACTGGGTAAGGCGTTGGCAGAAGGCTGGGTTGGTCGTGGATCGCCTGAGGGACCCGGCAGCCCCCTTGATCGAGTCCGAGAACCGCTCCGAGTGGGCCGAGCACGGAGATGACGATCGGATCGTCGCCGAGGCAATCAGGGGCCGGACCCAGGACATGCTCGTCGATCTGCGGAAAACCCTCGAACGAGCCGCCAAGGCCGCATCGAAGCACAAGCCATGAACCTCGAAGACATCCAACCTTGGATCACCTCGTTGCTGA